TGCATTAAAACCAATAAGATGTTTATTACCAGGTCTTGTGAAAACTTACGAAGAGAATTAATTAATTATCAGTGGGAGCAACCCAGTGCATCCAGGGCAGATCTAAATGCTCCAGAGAAACCATTAAAGAAAGATGATCATGCTGTTGATGCTTTACGATATATGATAGGTGAGATTGTAGATAGTGCAACCAGACCAGACACCAGGACAGACACCATGAAGTTTATTGATAACATTGTTGTGGATGCAGATAACACGCAACCAGAGTGGGACAACTATTAATGAAAAAAGCATTTTGGGATAAGAAGAATCCGAAGAAAAAGAGTAAGAAACTTACCCCTTCACAAAAAGCATATGCAAAAAGATTAGCGAAAGAAGCTAATAGACCATATCCAAATATAATTGATAACGCCAAGGCTTCCAGGAGATAACATGGCAGGATTAGACTATTACCCAGCATTAGACCAGGAACAAGCATTGGACCAAGTAGCCGATGCATCAGAAAGAATACCCCAGGTTCGTAGCTGGTTAGATAAAAGTAAGAAAGCCAGAGCATCCCAAGCAGATCGATGGCGTAAAAATGAACGATTGTACTATGGAAGGCATTGGGCAACCCCAAGCAAGGGAACAGAAAGCCAGTCCAGGATGATCTTTAATTTCCCTCTTGCTGTTGTGGAGACTATTCTTCCTATCATTAATGACTTTCAGCCTACAGTGGATGTAATGCCACGAGAAAAGAACGACATATTCTTTGCTGAAATGATGCAGAAAAGATTTCAACAGATTGTAGAAGAGACCGATTTATATGGTCAGATCCTCCAGGCAGTAAAAGATAGTTTAATCTACTCCAATGGATTCTTACAGATCTTGCCATCCTTAACAGAGGAAGGTGCATTTAAAGGATTTGATATACAAGTAATTGATCCTTTTACGGTGGTCCCTCATCCTTATGCTACTGATTTAGATTTAAAAGCAGGAGAATACTTTATGTTTGCTGTACCTATGGAGACTTCCAGGATCTTTAGGGAGTTCGGTGTTAAGGTAAGTGCAGATGGAAAGTTAGATGATTATAAAGCGTACCAAAAGGTAACTGATAATGGGGGAATAGAAAGTGCGAATGCAGAGTCTGATTATGATATGGCATTGGTTATTGAATGCTATAGTAACGAATCTGATAAAGAAAAATATCCAAATGGTAGGCATACGGTTGTTGTCAATGATAAACTGATTGTTGATGAGCCATTAGAACTATATAGGATGCCAGTATTTATGGTGTCTAACTATAAATCACCACACAACTTTTGGGGTATTGGTGAAACAGAATTAGTCCGAACACAGACCAAAGCGATAAATGAAACCTTTAGTGCTATTAATGAAAATATTAGGCGTATGGGGTTTCCGATTCGTAAAGTAACCCAACGAGCCAAAGGTCAATTAACTCGACCAATAACAGGAGCCCCTGGAGAAGAAATAACTGTAGTAGATCCAAGCGATGTTACGTTTGAGTCACCTCCTCCAATCCCAGGATATATACAGAATTATATTTCCCAGGTTGGTCAGTTTATGGAAAACATAACTGGTGTAAATGATGTTACACAAGGTCGAAAGCCAGGAGGAGTTACTTCTGGTAGAGCCATTGTAGCTTTGCAGGAAGCCAGTCAAACCAGGCAACGATTTAAGATAAACAAAGAAGTGTCCAGACTTACAAAAGAGATTGGTGAGTTCATGGTGCAGATGATCTTAACTTTTGATGAAGAGATTAAATCTATTAGACAGCGAGATGCAGAAGGCTCATTTGAGTTTACAGAATACAATCCAATGGCTGTTTATGATGCAGATGGTAACGAAGAAGGCACACCAGGGTTTAATCCTGGAACAGCCAAGCGATTATCTGATAGTGAATTTGATGTAGATGTTACCAATGGATCCAGATATGCACAAGGCAGAGTAGCCAACGAAGAACGAGCTATGGAATTATTTCAAGCTGGTGTCTATGGTATTGAAGAGGTTGTTAATGCTCTTAATGTAAGCGATAAACAGAACATCATACAGAATTGGTATGTTCGTAACCAGATGGTTCCCCCACAGCAACAAGTCCAACAAGCAGAACAACTTCAACAGCAGTTAGGAATGTTGATTGAAGCTATTATGCAGGAAGGAATGGGAGGACCAGCAGAAGAACAATTAGCACAATTAATAATGGCAAACCCAGCTTTGGCTGAAACGCCAGATTTTCAACAACTACCAGGTGAAATACAGGATCGTATTATTACTGTATCAGGATTGGTTGGTGGGCAGGGAGAAGATCCAAATATGGATCAACCCAGGGCTTGAGGTTTTTCTGCCCATCACTTAACAAAAGGATAACACAATGCCAAAACTAAAAATAAAAGGTAAAACGAAGAAGTTTAAATACACAAAGGAAGGAATTGCCTCCTATAAAAAACAATTAGCAAAAAGCAAGAAGATGCCGAAGTCTACAAGTAATGATAGTAAGGAGTCTACGGATCGAATCTTTCCAGAAGATAGTTATACACATTATGCACCAAAAATGGAAAAGACTTTTTTAAGTCGTGATGGTGGGGGAGTGAGTACACAAAAAAATCAAACCAATAAAGCACAAGAAAAACAAAAAAAGAAAAAAAGAGAAAAGAAAAAATTAACTCCTTCAAAATCACAGCAAGGATATTAATGATCCAGGTTATTTCTGGCATACTTACACCTACCGAAGCAAAAGATCTCCAGAATATGGGGGAATCTGGGGCTATGTATTCTGACTTTTCTCATGAAAGTATACAAAAGGTAGCAAAAGTGTATCAATCGGAATTAGATAACCAGGAATTGGTATTAGCAAATCCAAGCTACTGGAGAATAGAGACACGACCAAAAGGACATGAATGGCATTATGATGGATGCAAAGAAGAAGATGGGAAACTGATAGACAATCATATGGCATGGTGTAATTATGGATCTACTATGCTATTGAGCCCTGATAGTTTATTTGAGGGTGGAGATTTGTTTTTTGAGCAAGAGGGAAAAGAATTTGAGATCAAAGACCATTATTTAAATGGTGTATTGTATTCAGCAGGGAAACGTAACAACCCTATGAAACATAAGGTAACTCAACACGCTGGAAAACGGTGTGTTTTATTAATGTTTTTTTCAACAAAACCAGTGTCGAAAGACCAACTGAAAGGATAATAATATGTCAGAAATAAATGTAGCAGGAACAACAAATTTAGAAGTAACACCAGAATCTGAACAGATACAGGTGGGAAATTTTAGTGGAGATCCAACAGTGGGAGAAGTACAACCCTCTACGGATGTCTACGACAATATTCCGATCCCTGGGGAACTCTTGGGAGAGCAATCAGAACAGGAATCGAATACAAAACAGGCTGTGACCACAGAGTCAGTAGAACCAGCCGAAACAGAAGAACCTAATGAACCACAACAGGAACTATCTGATAGTGAAGAGGAAACATCATACTATGAAACAGATGATGGAAAACAATTTACTGTTGAGGATATAGAGTCCTGGAGAAAAGATGCTGATAATCGTCAAGAATGGAGCAAATCCAATACGGAGAAAGCCCAGGAAGTAGCAGATCAGCGTAGGGCTGTAGAGCCTTTGGTTCAATTAGTAGAACAACTAAACAAATCGGAAGAGTTTAAAGATACGCTGAAAGAAGCGATCGAAGATGAACTTGGTGAAGAAGCAGGGCAACTGTTTGAACAGTCCCTAAAGATGGAAAACAAGGATCTTCCGAATCCCTTTGAATCTGAATTAACAGAAGCAAGGGAAAAAGTAGAAATGATGGAAGCTGAAAAGGTTTTAGACCAGTCGATGTCCAATCTCCAAACACAATATTCGTTAAAAAGTGAGCAAGTCCAGGAAGTATTAGACTATGCAATAAACGCCCACGAAGAGTCTGGAAGATTACTAACGCTGGAAGAAGCCTACAAAGTCATGAGTTTTGATAAACCGAAAGTAGAAACTCCTGTAAAAGCAAAACCATCTGTGCCTGTCAATGTCCAAAAGAAAGTAGGCGTAAAGAGTGACAAACAATCAAAGATCACGAATTACGAAGATATTGATGTGGCAACATTTTTTAATTCATAACGGAAATAAGGAGTTAGCGTATGTCTAACATAGTAGTAAGTGGAACTGGTTCTGCTTCATTAAGTGCCTTAATCCAACAGTATTATATGCCTGTTTTGTATGACAACATCTTTAAGAAGTCTCATCCATTACTTGCAATACTGAAGGCAAAAGCAAAGACCTTTAATGGTCGTGAAATCGTTGTACCAATAGAATATGCATCTGGTGGTGTAGGTGTATTTGGTGATCGTCATACTTTAGTATCTCAATCTGTTGCAGGATCGTATGTTCCAGCAATAGCAGAGATTGCAAAGACAGCATCATTTAAACCAACAATGCTAACAGGTCACTTTCTTTTAACAAAGGAAGAAACATTGTTAATGAATAGCCCTCAAGCTATCAAGAACATTGTAGGTGCAAAAGTCAAGAACCTTCAAAAAGGGTTAGAGAAAAAAGTAGCAGAGAACTTATTTGTTACAGCCCCAGAAGTAGATGCTTTTACGCCAATATCTGGATTGTTAAGTGCTGGTTCATATGCCGATAGTGCAAGTACAACTATCCATGTTGGTGGAATTAATGCAAGTTCAGATACTTGGTGGAAAACACCTGTATTGGGATTTGGTGCATTTGCAGATGCGACTGGTGATAATCCTGATGGTGGTACTGTTGTAGATCACATTACAGAAGCAAATATGGTTGATGCAAGTAAAAACACTTACATCCTTCGTATTCTTGCTAAAGGTGTTGCAAATGCAAGGTCACAAACTGGTGAGAACCCAGACTTAATTGTTGTGCCACAGTATTTGTATGATCTCATTGAAAGCGAATTGGATCCACGAAAAACAGGTAGTAAAATGTCTGAAAGAATGGGCTCAATGGGTTTTACTGGCTTGAATTTCAGAGGTATCGATATTGTTGCTGACCAGGATATGGTAACAGCACAAGTATCAAGTGGAAATACTCACGATACAGATGGTAAAATGTACTTTATCAACACAAATTACTTACATATGTTCTTTAACTCTGGTGCAAAGTTCACTGCATCCGATATGATTGAAGATACAAATAGTAATACTTTTGTGCAGAAAGTACACACATATGGAAATATGGTTATTACAAACCGTAAGGCTCATTGTGTAGTACAGAATCTGTATTCACCATACGATTACGCTTAAGTAACTGAATAACAATTACAGCCCTGGGGTTTTCCTGGGGCTGTAATAACTGGAAATATTATGACAACAGCAGACATGGTAACCATATTAGGCGATAGAATGGAAGATACAGCAGGGGATCTTTTTTCTACGACTATCAAAGAACGATATTTGAATCGTGCCCAGGATAAAGTGATTCAGTCGTTACACCCACATTTATTAACTGATTTACAGGTAATTAAAACCGATATTACTATGTCTACTGATACCGATGTAGATAGCCATTTTAGTAGCTATTTTATACCAACACAAGCAGGAGCATTAGACTCGGATCCATTTGGTGGACCATTAGGTATTTTAGGAATACGAATTAAAAATAGTACCTTTATTCGCAAAGTATCTTTTGATATGGCTAAAGATTTCAGCACAGGGTATGTTGCTTTTAGTGGCACAGAGCCAGTGTACTTTATATTTAAAAACAGAATATATATTTATAACAATACTGCAAAGGTAGACTGTTACTACATGAAAACACCTACTGTATTAGCATCATCATCACCAGTAGTCAATTCAGATTTAAATGCTATTTTTCATGATGCAATCCTGGAATTTGCAGAAGCAGAGTTATGGAGAACTGTAAATAAACAAGATCGCATGAACAATGCTTTGACCAGGGCTTATGAATATCTGGGTAAATACAACCAGAATCCAGCTACTGGAGTTGTAGGAGAAGGGCTACCTTTTGATTATTCTTCCTCTAATTCATTAATTGATCCTGTTTACCCTAATTATCCAATTTAATGAACTGTTATCATTGTAATACTAAACTAATATGGGGTGGTGATCACGATTATGAAGATCATGGAATAGATGATACAGATGGAATTGTTACAAACCTGTCCTGTCCTAATTGCCCTACAACTGTCTTTGTGTATACTGATATTGAAGAAGAAGAAAATCCAGCTTTATTAATGAATATTTTAAAAGAAAAAGAGTAATGGCAAATTTTATTGATATAAAAGAATTTGATGGAGTTTTAACCAATGTTGATATTGAAGATCTTCCAGATAATGTTGCCCAAGAAATAAAAAACCTAAAGATCCAGGCAGGAAAATTAGAAAAGACATTTGGGGCTGGAACAGCTTCGGGTATACCTTCTATTGGCTTAACCTTTGTAAACGATTCCTATAGCCCATCAAAAGCCTATACGGTGCATAATATATTTACATTTGTATCGGATAAGTTTGAAGGAGATATTAATGATGCAGGAGATGGGTATCGATATTTATTGGTAACGGTGGAAGCTACGAATCAATCTGTAAAATTATGGTGGTGGGATAGTTCATTACCCGATGTAACCGATCATTTGCAAATAGAAGATGATATTGTATGGTTTCAAACAGCAACAGCACATGGCATTACAGAAGATGATCAAGTATTAGTCCAGAATATTAAAGATAAT